ATCAGCCCCGGCCGTATGACCGGGGCTTTTTTGTACCTTTAGGACAATGAAGGCCGCCAAAATAAGGTTTCATCATAGGGGAAAGACAAACCTTTAGAACAATCCGCCCAATAATATTTTTTTCAAAAAATTTCATCATTTCCCATTGTTATTTAAATATCCGTCGAAATCTTTGCATTGTAAGCCTGTGAGGATGCAGGCAACGGCCGAACATCGAAAGTACATTGCTATCGTAGCAGAAGGTCTGTTGGCGCATCCGTCGGCAGACCTTCATTTATGGCAAAGAGTGTAAAAGACACAAAGGCGAACGACACCATCAAGCCCACCCGCAAAGTGGGCCGTCCTTGCGTATATACACCTGAAGCTCTCGAAGTCAAGTTTGAGGAATATGCCAATTGGACAAAGAACAATCCAATCATAAAACAAGTGCCCACAAAACATGGCCTTGTAGACCTCGAACTCCAACGTCCTAAAACTATTGTTGGGTTCTGTGTATATGCGGGAATACTCCGTGACACATTTTTTGATTACGGCAAAAGGGAGGAGTTTTTCCACATCATTGCGCGCGTGCGCGAAGAAATTGAAGCCGATCAATTGTCGGGCGCAATAGCTGGCATATACGATTCCGGCGTCATTACACGTGTTCTCAAACTCGCCGACAAACAGGATATAACCACCAACGGCGAGAGCATCAACAAGCCTCGGGAGACGGTACAAGTCATACTTGATCCGGAAGCTGCATCTATCATCCAGTCCATCGGCAAACAAAGCACGAATGAAAATGGAGCTTGATGCACGCACATATCGGGGCAAGGTCTACAAGATCATGCTGTACTTCTTCCGCAAGTACCGCAATAAAGGCGTCGTACTACGCATATTCAACGAGGGGAGTTCCCGTTCGGGGAAGACTTTCGACACCTTCGACTTCCTGTATGACATCTGTGCTGCGGGTGATGGTGCATATAAAATCTATGTCTACCGCTCCACATTGCAAGACTGCAAGGAAAAGGCATTGGGAGACTTCAAGAAGAAACTACAATGCCGCGGGATATATGATCCCGACAGCATGTATAGCGAGAAGATACTCCCCGAATACCACATAGGCGACAGCATCATCCGGTTCCGTGGGCTTGATAAGATGGATGTGAAGGAGGGGCACGACTGCGACATCATATACTTCAACGAAATGTTGGACGACATATCGCCGGCGCAGTTCAATAATATCACGATGCGTTGTACAACCATGATTATTGGCGACTGGAACCCCAAATATACGGAACACTGGGTTTTTGAGCTTGAAGGGCAGCCGGATACCATATTCACCAAAACAACCTACAAGGACAATCCTTTCTGCCCTGACAGCGTACGCAGGACTATCGAAAGTTACGAGCCCACGCCGGAAAATATCGCAGCAGGAACCGCCGACGAATTCAGATGGAAGGTATACGGTCTCGGGGAGCGCGCGGCGCAGGAAGGATTAATATTCCCCAATATAGACTGGATCGACAGTTTCCCGGACGATTTGGAATATACAGCCTATGGCATCGACTTCGGCTTCACAAATGATCCGACGGCTATTATTCATGTCGGAGTGCGAGGGCGTGACTTATATCTGCATGAACGCTTTTATTCGCCCGTAGACGATCCCGAGGTATTGTATAACATCGTGGCCCCAATTCTCGGTAAACACGGATATGCCATAGCAGATAGCGCGGATAAATACGCCAAGAATCCGGAAGGCATGGTGCGTTCCCTTCAACTTCGGGGGTTGAATGTAATCAAGGCCAAGAAATTCCAGGATAGTATAACCATCGGTATATCCTACATGAAAAACTTCCGCATCCACTGCGTCAAGACCAAGAACATGAAAAACGAAGCCAATACCTATGTGTGGGATTCTATAAACGGGCTGGCGATAAATAAACCCGTAGACAAGAATAATCACCTTTGGGATGCAGCCCGATACGTCGTGATGACTGCATTCCGCAATCATATTGCCGCATGAAACTCCTTGGATACGAAATAAAGATGTCTAAATGTTCCGAAAAGACCGGAGACCCACAGCAAAGCCTATACATAGACCTGCGGGACTGGCAAAATCTGCTCGGGACGAAGGATGAGTTTATCGACACCTCCACACCGGACGGGCAGGCGCGCGCATTCGCGTCATGCTCTATTTTAGCTTCTATCATCACGAAGAAAGTATCTGCCATATCGGACGCCCGGTATTGGGCGAAAGACGACAAAGGGGAAGATATTGAAAAGCCGCGTGAGTTCGAGCGGATTAACCACCCCAATCCCTACCAAACCCTTTCGGAATTCGCTTGCATGATCGAGTTCTTTTCTCAGATATTCGGCAAGGCTTACATAGTGAAGGTGCCTTTGGTAGGTATTAAGGGTGATTTCGAATTGTATGTAATACCTAACCTCATGGTTACGGAAAACGAGGCGCCATCCTCCATATCTTCGTTTGCACCCAACTCCGACATCCGTGATTACACCATAAACCTTGGGGGTGGGATAAACCTGACGATCCCCAAAGAGGAGATGTTCGTTGTAAACGACGTAACTTACGCGCTTAACAAGATTGGGGGCGCTACTTCACGGCTTGTCGCCCTCAAGTACCCTGTCAACACTTTCCTGGCCTCCTACCAAGCCGTAAACGAATTGCTTGTCAACCGAGGTATGCTCGGCATTCTCTCCCTCATGTCAGATGATCCGATGGTCGATAATATCGTGCCAGCCACCAAAGAGGACAAGGAAGCGCTCCGTGAGCAATTGGACAAATACGGGATCATGCGCAACAAATGCAAGATCGCCATTACGTCATACAAGGCATCCTTTGTCCCTGTGTCGTCCACTATTTCCGACCTCGGACTTACAGACATTCAGCGCAACTGCAAGAAAGACATCGCTTATACATATCAGGTGCCCAGCATTCTGCTCGACGTAGAAGGTAGCACCTACAGCAATTTCGGAGAGGCCAAGATCGAATTCTACGTGAATGACATTATTCCTTCTGCACAAAATATAATGCGCGTGCTCAACAAGATATACGGCTTCACAGGATTCGGATTCATGCCGTTCTTCGACCATCTGGAAATGTTCCAGCCCTCAAAGAAAGACCAGGCGGAATGTATGAACAGCGCCGTAAATTATATCGGAGCTGCCATACAATTAGGAATAATGACACCAGAGGAAGGTAGAAGCGAACTATTAAAATATCAAATCTAATATGGAAGACAGAATAAAATCATTCAAGGGAAGTATAGACGACATCAAACGCGATCAGGGCGTTGTTGTCATTGCCATATCAAAGTTCAACGAAGAGGATCATGCAGAAGACATTGTGCGCAAAGGGGCGTTTACTAAGTCGTTTGCAGATATGTCCCGGATCAAACACTGCATCGACCACAAACAAGACTTGGATCATGTTGTTGGGACGCCTCGAAAAGCATGGGAAACAGATGAATATGCCCTCGTCGAGAGCAAACTCATACTCGGTAAGGCCGCTGGGCATGATATATTCGAGTACTATAAGCATTGCGCAGACGAGAAACGAGATGTCGAACACTCCTACTGCTACCGGGTTCTCAACAAGAACCATAACGATGCTATTGCGGGAGATGACATCGCAGAGCTGCAGCTCAAGTATGAGTACAGCACCGTGTTCGCCGGATGTAATCCCTTCACCCCAGCTCTTGACGTCAAGGGCTTGCAAAGCGTAGAGGACATCATTGCCTATCAAGAAGAGCTCAACAACATCCTGCGCAAATGCGACCTTTCGGAAGCAGGAGGAAACAGGATTGAAGCACTTTGCAACAGCCTCAAAAGCGCCCTAAACATCCTGGGCAACAAATCTTCGGATGACACTGAAATCATCGAAATAGTCAGAAAAACATTGTTTAACTAAACCAATTCACACATGAACGACGACATCAAGAAAGAGCTGAAAGGAATACTCGATGAATACAAGTCGGGGCTTATCGGCAAAGCAGACTTCGAGGCCAAAATGAAGGCTATCGAAGACAAAGTAGACGCTCTCGATCAAACGAAATCCATCGACGAGATCCGGGAGATAATCAAAGAGCAAGGGCGCACCATCAGCCTCATGCAGAAATCCACCGTTTCATCCGAGAATGAAGCGCAGGAGAAGATCAAGGCATTCTTCTCAGGGAAAGAGAACATCGACGCCGTAAAGGGCGGCCGCACGGTAAGTATCGAGATCGAGATGAAGGCCGAGGCAGCAGCCATGACGACCACGACGGCCGCTGTCCCCATCGCGGCATTCAACACCGAAGTCGTGCCGGGCATTGCAGCAGCGGCTACCGAGCCGAATGCGATCCTGCCCCGCTTGCAGAAAGGCACGACAAGTTCCCCGACAATCAAGTGGATCAACCGTAAAGACCCCGACGGCGGCTCGGCATTCATCGCCGAAGGAACTCTCAAGCCCCTTATGAGCTGGGGATACGAGGAGGAGACGTCTACGGCAAAGAAGGTTGCCGTTCGCGCAAAGCTCTCGACGGAAATCCTCGAAGATGCGGATTTCATCCGCGGGGAGGTGAACACCCTGCTGCGTCAAGACTTGATGCAGACCGTGGAAGAGAAGGTTATCGCAGGAACCGGCACCGGAAACGAGATCCTCGGCGTAACAACAAAAGCCCCTGGCTATACCATTACGGAGCTCAACGGGAAAATCTCCATGCCCAACATTGCCGACGTTGTGCGCGCTGGCGTTCTGCAACTTCGCCTGCTGCATTTCTCTCCCGACGTTCTCTTCCTTCATCCGACCGACAAGGCGATCTTCGACGTAACGAAAGATACCGCCGGGCATTACCTGACTGACGAGATGCGCAAGATCATCGGCAACATCTCCGTTGTAGAAACCACCAACATTCCCGCAGGTAAGTTCCTGCTGATGGATTCCTCGCGCTGGAAAGTTCGTCCCTACCGCGCTCTGCGACTGGAATGGGGCCGTGACGGCGACGATTTCAGCCACAACATGGTGACGGTGATCGCCGAAATGCGCCTTCACTCATACCAGAACTCCATCGACGCCGGGTCTGTCATCTACGACGACTTCGCAACCGTACAGGCCGCCCTGGAGAAAACCGCCGAGGCAGCAGCATAGTCATTAACTTAAACGAACAACAACATGGAAGATATGAAGAAGATCGACCTCACCAAGAGGGTAACTATCGTAAGCACAGGCAAGTCTATCTATATGCCCGAGAAAGGCAAAGAGTACAACGTGTCGCCCTTGCATGCCGAAACGCTTGTGAAATCGGGCAAAGCCACGTACAAGACCAAAGTTGCCAACTAACAAGGCGGG